ATGCAGACTTTGACCACAAACTGAGAAAAAGTTTTTACTATTACAATTATTACTACAGTCAAAAAGATGCACGTAAAAATGTTGTAGAATGGGTGCGTTTACAAACCAAGCGTTTTAACAAAGAGCAAATTAAAGCATTTGAACGCAGTGGTGATCGTAGTATTCCGATGACGGCATGTTGTTTGATTATGGCACATATTCGTGCCAACATGCCCCTAAAGCCTAGACACATTGAGTTTTTGGACGAGTGCGTTCTAAAAGCAATTGATGGCGCTGATCCCGAAGTGCAAGAGGTTGTAGAAGAAGTCAAAGAAGTATATCGAGCTCCTACAATTCAAGATCGTTTGAATGAGAAAACAAGCGAGCTCATTGGTGACATCGAAGGTGTTTATGATGATGTCACACAAGCAATCAAAACAGACTTTAAGCCCTATGATTTTCTTGTTGCCAAGAATGTGGTACAAAGTCAATTGGGCAAGTATGAGGAATTATACAAAGCTCGTAAACAGGAACTTGAACTGGCAATGGCCAAAAAAGATGCAGACTTAAAAGAAGGTTATGCACACTACAAGGCAGCAGATTTTAAACGAATGATTGCTTGGATTGACAACTTAATGAGTGCGATTGAACAGTATCGCGGAGTTAAGAAGTCACTTAAGAAAGCTAGAGTTAAAAAGGCTCCTAGCAAAGAAAAGGTAATTGCCAAACTCAAGTATGCTAAAACACATACCGAGCTAAAGATTGTGAGCATTAATCCTGCAGAGATAGTCGGTGCTACTGAGCTTTGGATCTACAACACCAAGTATCGCAAACTAGGTAAGTATGTTGCAGAAGCATACAAGACTTTGAGTGTGAAAGGTACCAGTATCATTAACTTTGATGAATCTAAAAGCGTATGCAAAACCCTGCGTAAGCCCGAAGAACAACTTAGAGAGTTCGCCAAAGCCGGCAAAGTTCAGCTGAGAAAGTTTTTGGATGACGTTAAAGCTACCGAGAGCCGGTTAAACGGCAGAATGAACGCAGAGATTGTGTTGCTAAAAGCAGTATAATCTGACTTCAACATACAAATCCTGTTATAAATAAACTATAACAGGATTTTTTCATGAGTGAATATAGCGTACCCAATCAAAGCCAATCAATTGATGGCAACCTAAGTGTATTTGGCAGTATTCCTACTGGTAGTTTATACGATCCCAATACTGGAACAGGGCCGGGGCCGATCAAATATGATGCCAGCGCATTAACCAGTTCAGATCTACAACGAGCCGCAATCACAGATTATATTCGCATGCGACTGGGCGACGGCATTGTGGATGTTGAACTTGAACAAGAGCACTACAAAATGGCGATCAATCAAGCACTTGTCAAATATCGACAACGAGCAGCAAACAGTGTAGAAGAAAGCTATTGCTTTCTGGACCTGTTACCTGAAACTCAAGAATACATACTGCCTAAAGAAATCATGAACGTTAGAGCTGCATTTAGACGCGGTATTGGAAGTGTGACAGGAACTACAGCCAGCCAATTTGAGCCGTTTGCAAGTGGATATTTGAACACATACATGTTGGTGGCAGGGCGTGTTGGTGGATTAACAAACTATGAATTGTTTGTGGATTACCAGAAGTTGGCAATGAAGATGTTTGGCGGAACACTGAACTTTACATTTAATCCCGCAACCAAACGATTGACTATCGTGCGTAAAATGCCTTACGGTTATGGCGGAACAACCGGAAACGACACCGGAGCCAATCCCTATGAAAGTGTGTTGCTTTGGATTGACAATCAAAAACCAGACCAAATGATTTTGAATGACAATTTTTCGTTTCCTTGGATACAAGACTACGCCTATGCATTTGCCAAACGACTACTAGGGCAAGCATACAGTAAGTTTAATACCATTGCTGGCCCACAAGGCGGAACCAGTTTAAACGGTGCTGCAATGGTAGCCGAAGCACAAGCCGAAATGGAACGTTTAGAATACGAGATTGTCAACTACGTTGATAACGGAAGACCTTTAACTTGGGTAACCGGATAACTTGACCTTTGTGTTACATTTATATTAAAATGCTCTTACGGGAGCATTTTTTATGATTATAGGTATATGTGGTTTAATTGGATCAGGCAAAGACACTGCCGCTGATTATTTGGTTAACTTTCACGGATATCGCAGAGAAAGTTTTGCATCAAGTTTAAAAGATGCAGTAGCACATGTATTTGGTTGGGACCGCCAAATGCTTGAGGGTAGAACTACACAAAGTCGAGAGTGGCGCGAGCAACCGGACGAGTGGTGGAGTCAACGTTTAGGACGCAACATCACACCCAGGCATGTGTTACAGTACTGGGGCACAGAAGTTATCCGAGAAGGATTCCATGACGACATGTGGATTGCCAGTTTAGAAAACAAAATTCGCACCAGCCGAGACAATATTGTTATTACTGATTGTAGATTCCCCAACGAGATAGCCGCAATACGCAAACAGGGCGGCAGGATAATTTGGATACAACGTGGTCCATTGCCTGCTTGGTTCCCAGTTGCAATACATGCCAATTCAGGCGATGCAGTATTTGTAGAAAATTTAAAAACTCTAGGAGTACATCCCAGTGAAACGGCCTGGGCTGGAACAGAATTTGATGCCGAAATTGACAACAATGAGTCAATTGAAGACTTGTTTTTGCAACTTAAAAATCTGGTACAAGAGCGGACGGTTTCCAAGGTAGCCGGCTCTTATGCACCTCTTGCACACAATTCAAACAAACAGTTTTGAGATTGAAATGATTGTTGTTTTTTAGATTACCATCAATATAATACACCGCACTCTGCTCGGTGGGAAACTTGAACTTGAAGCCGCATTTTTCACATTGCGGCTTTTTTCTATAACCGGCTCGATACCAAGCCGGTATTTCTTTGTTCTTTTTTCCGGATCGGCTACAAGCATCGCAACGTGAGCGATAGTGCGTCACTCCTTCTTTGATGTAGTTTACAGCCACCGGAGTTTGATTACAGGTGGGGCAGATTTTACGTGTCATACGGTATTTAGCGACTGACCTTTGCAAAGGGCATGCAAAACACCAGAAAAATACTATTTTATATAAATATCAATAACAGTATTTAAAAGGAAAGTTACTATGGCATTAGTATCCCCAGGAACAAGTATAACCGTAACAGACAACAGTCAGTATGTATCCAACGCTGTTGGTACCGTACCGTTAGTTATATTGGCAACAGCAGAAAATAAAACTCTAAATGGCGCATTGTGCACAGGCACAACAGTTGCCAATGCAGATAAATTACAAATATTTGGAAGTCAGCGAGACTTGAGCACCGCAATGGGATACCCTGTATTCCAACAAAGTAGTGCTGGCACTCCGCTACATGGTGACGAGCGAAATGAATACCGCTTGATGGCTGCTTATTCAACACTGGGTCTAGGCAATCAATTGTACGCAATTCGTGCCAATATTGACTTGAATCAGTTGGCTCCTACCAGCGTTCGTCCCACTGGCGAAGTTGCAAATGGCACATATTGGTTTGACCTAGCAGATACAACTTGGGGTATTTACGAGTGGAGTGCAGATACTCAAAGTTTTTCCGAGCAAACACCTATCCTAATCACCAGCAACTCACAAACAACTTTGACAACGCAAGGTAGTTTGACCAATCAACCAACTCCATTACAAAGCATTGGAGCTGTTGGTAGCTATGCTGTGGTTACAACATCAACAACTAACCGTACATTTTACAAAGCTGGTCCCGATATTGGCACCATTGACCCCAATAACATAAACAACACTTGGGTTTTAATTGGCACACCAAAATGGCATGCAAGTGCTCCTACCATCAAAGGAACTGCAACAAGCCCAACTTTGTCAACTGGTGGAAATTTAAGCATCAATGGAACCACAGTTACCTTAAACGGCACAACACTGGCAGCATTTGCAGCAAACATCAACAGTGCTGCCATTACCGGTGTCAAAGCCGATGTATTAAACAACCAATTGGCTCTGTATAGTGATAGCACATCAAGTGGTCTAGTATCTGGCGATGGAAGAATTACTATCGCTACCGCATATAATGGCGCAGGAAATACTACATTGATCTCAACAACAGGCTTAACCGCAGGCACTTACACTTGCCCAAGTTTCCAATACAGTAACTACGCCAGTGTGCCTTATTGGACAACAAACGACACTTGGAGTGCAGGTACACCCACTGTTCCAGGTACAGGTGCTGCACCAAACGGCAGTGTGTGGTTCAAAGTTGGAGCCATAGGTGGTGGCGCAAATTTTGTTGTTAAACAATACAATACAACTACACAATTATGGAGCACACAAGCAGCACAAGCCTATTTGGCTGATGCTCAGGCAATTTATGGTTTAGATCCCAGTGGTGGTGGTATCAACATTGCACAGGGGACAATATATTTCTTAGAAGATCCCTCAGTTGGTGCGAGTAAACTGGGATTTGCTGGCTACATACCAAAAATAAGACAAGTGAGTGGACAAGTCAGTGCTACTGGTTCGGCAACTGCGCCAACATTCACAAACGGCTCAATTTTTTACATGACTGTGACCCAACCAGGAACTAGTGCACAAATCACATACACAATTACTATACTTGGTACAGGAGCTACAGATTTTGTTACTGCGGTGTTAAAAGCCAACATACCAAATGTACTAGCCCAAGTAAATGCAAACGGCACTATTACTCTTACACACCTAACTGGCGGTGACATATCAATGACAACCAACTCCAGTTATCCAACCGTGTTTAGTGCAGCCGGATTTACAAGTGGAGTTCCAAATGCTTATGTTTTTGGCACTGGAGTAACTATAAGTGGCTTCAATAATTTAACATACACCTATAGTCTAACACAACCAGTTGCAGATCCTGCAAATGGCACATTGTGGTACTATAGTGATCCTACTGTGGTTGACATCATGATCAACACAGGAACTGCTTGGAAAGGTTACCAAAACGTAACTGCAGATGCACGTGGCTACAATTTATCCAACACAGATGCAACCGGCGTACTTGTACAAGCAAGTGCACCTGTATCACAAAGCGATGGCACTACATTAGTGGCTGGTGATATATGGTTGGATACTGCTGATTTAGAAAATTGGCCAGCACTGTATCGCTATAACGGCAGTGCTTGGGTGGCAATTGACAACACAGATCACATCAGCCAAAATGGTATTATTTTTGCCGATGCACGTTGGGACACATCGGGAACAACAGATCCTATTAGCGGTACAGAAATATTGACTACTGGCACAGACGCTGCGCCAAGTCCATATTTAACCAGCAACTACGTTGACCTAGATGCTCCCAATCCTGAACTATATCCACGCGGTATGTTGTTGTTCAACACACGCCGCAGTGGCTACAACGTAAAACGTTATGTTGCTGATTACTTTACCCCAACAGCTTTCAATGTAGCAAGTTGGGGTAGTACTACAACATACAGTCAAGGATCAACAGTGTTTTTCGGATCAACAATTTATGTTAGCTTACAAAACTCTAACACAAATCAAAATCCCATAACACAAACAACTTATTGGACTCCGTTACAAGTTGCTTCTTGGGTAACTACTAGTGGATTAAACACCCAGACTGATACTCCATATGCTGGACACTATGCGCAACGACATGTTATTGTTTCTGCCATGAATGCTGCAGTTGAAGCCAATACCGAAATCCGTGAAGATCAATTCAAATTCCAATTGATTTGTGCTCCGGGATACCCTGAACTAATTCCAAACTTGGTGTCATTGAACAACGACCGTGCTAATACAGCATTTGTTATTGGCGATACCCCAATGGGATTGAGTACAAATGTAGTAGACATCACAAATTGGAGTAATGACACCAATGGTAACGGTTTAGCAACTGCTGATCCTTACTTGGCAGTGTACTATCCAAGTGGATTAAGCACCGACTTGAACGGAAACGAGATCATGGTCCCGCCAAGCCACATGGCATTACGCACATACCTATACAGTGATAATGTAAGTTATCCATGGTTTGCTCCGGCTGGCACACGTCGTGGATTGGTAAGCAATGCAACTGATTTGGGATACATCAATTATAGCACAGGAGAATTTGTGCGTACTGGTGTACAACAGAGTCTTCGTGATGCATTGTATCAACTAAGAATCAACCCAATCACAATATTGCCAGGAATTGGTATGGTTGTTTGGGGACAGAAGACACGTGATCCAAATACAGAGAGCATGGATCGTGTAAACGTAGCACGTTTAGTAAATTACTTGCGTACTATTTTTGCCAGTGCTGGTAATGCATTCTTGTTTGAACCCAATGACAAAACCACACGTGATCAATTTGCAGCAGTACTAAGTGGTGCATTGAACGACTTAGTAGCCAAGCGCGGTATTTACGATTACTTGGTGGTTTGTGATACAACAAACAACACACCAGATATTATTAGCAACAATGAACTTTATGCTGATGTTGCTATTGAACCAGAAATAGCAGTTGAGTTTATTTACATACCAATTCGCTTGTATGCTCCTGGTCAGATCGCTACTTTAGGTGGCAAGTAAAACAGATAAATAAAAGTATATAGGAGAAGAAATGTCAACAGCATCCTTAACAAACATATCAGTACCGTTGTCGGGTTCGCCCAGCCAAGGTCTGTTAATGCCAAAATTAAAATTTAGATTCCGTCTAAGTTTTACAAATTTTGGGGTGTCTGGCGGTCAAGCCGTCGAATTAACAAAACAAGTTCAAGATGTAAAGCGTCCAACTTTAAACTTTAATCCAATTACCATTGATGTTTACAATAGCAAGGTATACTTGCAAGGTAAACCTGAATGGGGCGAGGTCACAATTAACCTGCGTGATGATGCAGGCGGCAATGTGTCCAAATTGGTTGGCGAACAAATCCAGAAACAGTTTGACTTTGAAGAACAGTCAAGTGCTGCTTCAGGAATTGACTACAAGTTCCAACTGCTACTAGAAATACTAGATGGCGGTAACGGTACAAGTGCTCCAACTACATTAGAATCATGGCAATTGTATGGTTGCTTCTTGAGCCAAGTAGATTACGGTGATTTAAACTATGCTACCAACGAGCAAGCCACAGTTCAATTGACAGTGCGCTACGACAATGCAGAACAAACACCACAAGGCAATCAAGCAAATGCCGCTGGAGTTGGCGCAGCAGTTGCTCGTACCATTGG